GTCGGCGAAACCCTGAAAGAGACTTTGGAGATTACAGGGATTGGCAAACGTGTCCGCGAGTACATATACGAGCTGATAGCGCAGCGGATTGCAGTGGAGGATAACGGGGATGAGTGACGCCGAAAAAATGAACGGTCTTAGCATGGACATCGAGGCAGCCGAACAGGACAAGCTGCGCTCGTTGTTCCCGCAGTGCTTTACTGACGGGAAGTTGGACGTAACCAAGCTGCTTGCCGCAGTCGGTGAATTTGAAACAATAGACGAGAACGACCGCGAGCGATACGAGTTTCGCTGGAAGGGCAAGCAAGAGTCGCTGCAGCTTGCCGGAAAACGGAGCGCCGGTACTTTGAGGCCGTGCATTGAGGAGAGCGTGAACTGGGAGAACACAGGGAACGTCTACATTGAGGGCGACAACCTTGAAGTGCTGAAGCTCCTGCAAACGGCGTATTATCGCAAGGTCAAGATGATTTACATAGAAATAATAGTATCGAGTTTGATACAATTTAACGATTATCCTTTTCAGCGGTCAAGGGGTGTGCATTTTAATCCGAGGGGGGTGCAAAATCCGTCAAGGAGGGTGCATTTTCAAAATGGCTGGGTGCAAGCCGCATAAAAGTTATGTTCATCCGCTCCGAGGGTTGACATTAAGGGAGAATACCATGAATAATTACGAAGCTATTAAAAACCTCACATCTGAGCAACTTGAAAAGTTTCTCGACCAAGTTTTCTTGACGGGTTTCAACACAGGATACCAGTCTTTGGTAGACCCTGATATACACGATGGAAATCCATTTGACACAGATTGGTTGAATGCAGATGTTGACGAAGCCCATACCCTTGTTGAAGATGAAGCCGGAGAAAGACTAATAATCGAGCCGCTTGTAAGTGTTATCAAGCGTATTGTTGAGTTCGACGCAGACTCAATACCCGGAGATATTAGCTGGCAAATGCAGGTTGTTTTGCCCAAGGGCATTGACGAGAACGACGAGAACGGCAAATCCCACGAGAGCGAATAAAAACGCAATCGTGGGATTTTGTATTAGGTGCTATGCCGTAATCTCCGTGCCGTCCTTAAAAGCGAACCTAACATCGCCCTCGCCGTAGACCGTGGCGAAGTCCACAAGGCTGAACCAGAGCTGTTCGTCAAACTCAGTGAGCAATCCGTTCTGACGTGAGAGTTCGGCAGTGAAGGCCTCTACCAGTTCTCCCCGCGCCTTTTTATCCGATATCAGTTTCGAGACCTGCTCAAACCGAGCCTTTGCAGTGTCGAACCGTACCACTAAGCCTTTATATCGCTCTTGGTACTCTGTCTGGTCAAGAGCAATGCGGGCGTTCTCATCAATGCACTTTTGAATCAGTTCAGCGGTCACCGACATCTCGCTTTGCAGTTCCGCCCGCTCTGCCTCAAGCGATGCCGTGCCGAAAAGGTCGTCGCGCAGCAGTGCGAAGTTGGCGATAATCTCGTCCTTGTCAATTAGCAGTTTGTTGACCGCCGAGATGAAGAGCCGCTTGATGCTATCATCGTCAAGGTGGGGTGTTCCGCATTTTAAATCGCCGTTGAACTTGTGATTGCACTGGTAGATGGTGCGGCGGTACTTGCTGGTTGAGTGCCAGACTTTCGAGCCGTACCAAGAACCGCACTGCCCGCATTTTATGCGGCTAGAGAACATCCCGACACCGCTATGGCGGTTTTCGCCTTTTGTACGCTGCGCCATTTCCTGCTGAACCATGTCGAACACCGCCGGATCGATAATTGCTTCGTGGGCGTTTTCCACATAGTATTGCGGTATCTCGCCCTCGTTGACCTTTTTCTTTTTAGTGAGGTAATCCGTGGTGTAGCTTTTCTGTAATAGAGCGTCGCCCTTGTATTTCTCGTTGGTCAGCATCCTCTTGACCGTGGTCTGATTCCAAACCGCCTTGCCGCCCGGTGTCGGTATGCCATCGGCGGTCAGATGTTTAGCGATGAGGTGCGGTGTGCATCCCTCGAGGAACATCCTGTAGATAAGCCGGACGATTACGGCTTCATCCTCATTGACTTTCAGCGTATCGTTTTCGCCTTTGTCGTAGCCGAGGAAGCGGCTGTATGGAACGCAGACCTTGCCGTCCGAGAACCGTTTCCGCTGACCCCAAGTGCAGTTCTCGGAAATGGAGCGGCTTTCCTCCTGCGCTAGCGATGACATTATCGTTATAAGGAGTTCGCCTTTGCCATCGAATGTCCAGATATTCTCTTTTTCAAAATATACCTCCGTGCCGTGTTCTTTTAGCTTGCGGATGGTCGAGAGGCTGTCCACCGTGTTCCGTGCAAAGCGGCTCACCGACTTCGTCACGATGAGGTCAATCCTGCCCGCTAAAGCGTCTGCTACCATGTTGTTGAAACCGTCCCTCTTCGCCGTTGAGGTCGCCGAGATGCCCTCGTCCGTGTACACGGTGATGAACTCCCAGTCGTCGCGGGTTTGGATGTAGTTGGTATAATAATCGACCTGCGCTTCGTATGACGACTGCTGCTCCTCTTGGTCGGTGCTGACCCTTGCGTACCCAGCAGTGCGGCGTTTCCGCAAATCGTTTATCGCTGTGGATGTAAAACGGTTGATAGTGGCGGGTATTACAGTTACTGCCCTTTGGCTCATTGCGCGTCACCCCCGTCCTTGGCTTTTTGCTTTGCCCAGTAAGACTTCATCCATTCGCTTCTGGCTTTACGCTCCGCTTCGGAATATACCCGCTTCCGCATACGCTCCCCGGCGGCTTGCCTCGCTTCTGGCGTCCAGCAGTCCTTTTTAGCAGTGTTCTCCCAAGGGACGGCGACTTCCAAACAATCGGCGAGATGGAACACAATTACAAAGTCCTCCGGCACGGTTATCAGGCTGACTTCCTCTGCAAAAACCGCTTCGTCAAACTCGTCTAGCCCCAGAACCTCTGCGGCGGCTTGCTTAATCTTATCTTCGGGTATATCCTTCATGTGGCACTTGCCATTGCCTTTTTTGTCCATCGTGCCGCAGCGCCAGTTATGGCGTCTACTGCCGTCGGCGCGTTTACGCCCCTTGCGGTGGAAACTGGCTCCGCATTTGCCGCACTTGATTCTGCTCGTCAGCACTGAAGTGGTTATCGACCAGTTGGCAAACACGCCAAGTTCGCGCCGTCTGGCCTGTTCCGCTTGAACGGCATCGAACGTGGCTTTGTCGATTATGGCTTCGTGAGCGTCCTCCACAAGATAGACAGGCAGCTCGCCCTTGTTAATCATATATTTGTGCGAGATATGGTCAAGGACGTAGGTCTTTTGAAGCCGCAGCGCACCCGTATATTTGTCGTTTCGAAGGATAGCCCTGACCGACGTTGCGGAGAACTCAGGCAGGCCTGTGTAGGATTTGACTCCCATATCGGTCAGTTGCCTTGCGGTCTGCTCCGCTGATATTCCGTTTAAGAAGTTGGCGAATATCAGCCTCACGGCTTCGGCTTCCTTTGGATGGACGACGAAGTTCTCGCCATCCCATCTGTATCCAAAAATATTGAACGAGTTGGCCTTGCCTTCCTTGAACCCTTTACGGATAGCCCACTTCACGTTCTCGCTGAGAGAGCGGCTTTCCTCCTGCGCGAATGATGCAAGTATGGTCAGCATCAGTTCGCCGTCGCCGCTCATAGAGTTTATGTTCTGCTCCTCGAAGCGAACCTCAACGCCCAGTTCACGGAGCCGCCGCACCGTCTCCAAAAGGTCTACCGTGTTCCGCGCAAAGCGGCTGATGGTTTTGGTGAGGATAATGTCTACCTCGCCCGCTTCGCAGTCGGCGATGAGCCTTTGGAATTCGCCCCTGCCGCTGCTTGTCCCGGTCTCGCCGCTGTCTGCGTATACGCCCACATATTCCCATCCGGGGTGCTTCTGGATATATGCGCTGTAATGGCTGACCTGCGCCGATAGCGAGTTGAGCGTCCTGCCTTTTTCGACCGAGATTCTTGCGTATGCCGCAACCCGTTTCCTCGTCGGCATGCTCGGAACGGTCTGTTCTATTTTGGTGATTTTCCGCATTGGAACCACTCCTTCCTACTGTCTATATATCACTCAGAAAGCCATATATATCAAGTCCATTCGGAGATTCCGCTGGGCATAATGTACCCAATAATGGCCTGTACTTCTCGCGCATCTTTGTATCAATTACGGCATATTCATCCTTGGATATAAGCCCCTTGCGGTGCATTACCCGTGCAATCGCAAGGGTTGCCCGATAAAGCCTTTCGCGGTCAAACTGCTCTTTGTTCATAACGACACACTCCCGAAGCGTTTTGCAACATAGCAAGAGTGTGAGCAGTACCGACGGTTGGCGTTACCATAGCTCTCAAAAGGAGTGCCGCACCCCGCGCACTTAAATTGGTAGATAGCTTTGCGGTTCAATCTCCCTGTGTTGGCTTTCCACCAAAGCAGTCGGCATTTGTCGGAGCAGAAGCGTTTCCGTTTCGCTCCTTGCTTGCGTTCGAGCGGGTGACCGCAGTTATCGCAGGCTTCGCCAACGGTTGTGATTAGTTCGCTGATGTACAACGCGCCCAGTTTTTTGCGTTGGCAGTATGACTTTACTGTGTTCTCGGAAACAGAGAGGGTTTCAGCGATTGCTGCGTAGCTTTCGCCCTTGCCGCGCAAGTAAGTGATGCGTTCCTTTTGCATTGCCGTCATAGCTGTGCCTCCTCGAAGAAAAGCGCTGTCTTCACAGTAAGCCACGGGAGGATACGAAATCGGGTAGTCGAAAGCGGAAATCCCGCGAGACGGATGAAAAACCGAAACGCGGGATTTCTGATGTAAACATAAGTTACCTCTTCTGCACTTGGTCAAGGCTAATCCACCCCGCACCGCTCTTAAGCCTTCCCCACTTGGTTGCCCCGGGACCGTTAGCCTCTTCAACGATGGTGTAAGTGCCGTTGTCCTTGATAGCGCCGACCACCGCGCTGTCCGTACCGGGACCCTTGCGTATATCGAGTGAGTCCACGGTCACTTTGACCATGTAAGCAGAAAACATAAGCTGCGCCGAAGAGGGCGCTGTGTTGCTGCCCGTATAAACCGCCGCTCCTTTGTCGTCAAACACCGAGTAGCCGGGGTTATTGTCGGCGCACTTTACGGCGTTTGCCAGTATCTTGTACGCGCCTTTCTGCGATTTTGAGTCAGCCCACGAAGTGCGTACCCGGTAGAAGCCGTCAGCCTGCGGCTGCGCTGGCACACCCGGCACGATTTGCTCTTCGGTTTCGGGCGCAGCCGCAGAGCCTAACCGCCTGTTTACTTCCGTAGCGATTGCCGGATGCAAATTGTACAGGTACTCGCCGGGGCAGGCTTTGTTGGCGAACCACCTATGCACAGTCATGTTCTGTTTGTCGGGCTGCCCGATTAGGTTTTTATCAGCTTTCCAAATAAGCTGCTTAATGCCGTTCCGTTTGCAGATGTCGGTCAATAGGTCGAGCAAGCCGGAATATGCCTTGTCGTTAACTTTGTACGGATGCTCCCTGTCGCTTGCTACCTCAATCGTTATTGCGCGGTTGTCGTTCGCTCCGCTCGACGTACACCATGACCGGTCTTTTTCCTCGACGTACATCCCCACGCGCCCGTCTTTGTCAACGCCGTAGTTGGAGCTTGCTTTAGTCGCCGCCTGCTTGAACCAGTTCCCGAGGCTTTCAGCCGTCGCCTGACCTACGACGCAGTGTATGGTTATCGTGTCGATTTTCGCGTTTCGCGGCGATGTTTTGTGCGGTGATATGTTGGTGTGTACAACCAATGGGCTGTTACTTGACATTTTTCCTGTCCTCGCTTTCTTTTGTTGATTTATGCTTCTGCAACTGAGCCAGAGTCTCCTTCAGCTTCGCCGGGATAGGCAGGCCGAGAATGGCTGCGTTCTCCAGAAGCGAGATTGCTTCGTTTGAGACGTAGAAGAAGATAACCGCCGTCCGCAGCGCGTTTCCGTCGTGCAGCAAATACACGTCAGCGATGTTGGCAGCGCCCACGATAAGGAATATCAACACCTTTTTGACTATGCCTTTAGCACCAATCTGGCTTGACAGCTTCTTTTCCACGACGGCGCGTAGGATGCCCGTGACATAGTCCACGGTCACGAAACCCACAAGCGCGTAGATGAACCCGTCCCAGCCGCCTAAGAACCATCCGAGACCGCCGCCCGCCGCCACTATCACCCCTTGCATGCAATGCCATACAGCTTTCATTCCCAATCCCTTCTTTCAATAAAAAAGACAGCAATCCGCTGTCCGGTCGAGTTTGTCATCCGGATAACCCCGGCTGAGATTTCTTTTTCTTACCTTCCAGTTTCCGTATCGACTCACGGATGCCTTTGCGCTTGCTGGCGATTGCCGCCCATTCGCCGTCCGTGTACTCGCCGTCGATATGCTTGGAAGTCATGTAGTCCATATTGGCGAGCTGCTTCTTCAAAGCCGCAATTTCATTGTGTTTCTGGATATCAGCGCCATGCTTCTCCCGCTTCGCCTTTATCTCGGCGGCCAGTTCGGGGGTAAGTTTTTTAGGCGTCCGTATATCCCTGCCATCCATGCCGTCCATGTCATGCCTCCTCGTAGAATATGGTTATGTTGTAGAGGTCTATTCCTCCGTAGTTCCAGCCGTCGTTGAAGTGCATCTGCAAATAGCGGCTTGCGTAAGAGTGAGAAAGAACGTTTTCGCAATACAGCGTGTCGCCCCAACTTGCGGGGGTTCCCCAAACGGTCGCATTCCCATGTTCGGACGACATCAATGGCATTATTTGGA